GGTCCCGTAATAAAGGTAGGAAAGCGCTTTTTCCCGGTCCAGATCCCCGATTCCGCCGCCGACCTGGGCAATGGAGGCAACCCCGTCGGGCTTGGTTGGCGCCGGCAGGATCGGAATGTTGAGCGTGCATGCTGAGTAAACGCTCGCGAAAAAGGTCCGATGATCTTCAACCAGGCTGTTGGGGCCGATCGAGATTTGCTCCTTATTCCAGAACATCGAGTTAACGACTTCGCGGTAGCGCGCAATGTGCCAGTAACCTCCGAATTCCGAACCGGAGTCGTAATTGTAGGTATAGTTGGGGTGCGCCAAGTCGCTGTAGCACCTGGTAGGGTGAGGATGGTGGTAACGGTATCCCTCGCGCGTAACGACTCGGATTGTCTCTCCGACCTTGCAGTCTTGCCCTTTTTCGTTCTTCCGCTTGAGTTGCACGTCGATTTTATCGGCGTATTTGAGCTGCTCTTCGGAGTGCCAGGCCTCTTTGGGAAATTGGAAGCAGTAGGAATAATGAAGCATTTTCAGAACGGCCTGCTTTACCACGTCGTAATAGCCGTACTGATTGCTCATCACCTGGACGCGATCCGTAACGGCTCCGCAAGCGAGCTTCGTCGGGGTCGTCAGCTTTGCGTAGACATATTCAAAGAACGGGCTTTGATCCATGTCGTTCATGATTTTAGCCCAGCGAATTGTCACGTAGTCCTTGACCAGGGGAACAAACACGTTGAAAAACATCGGCAGATCGAAAACCTTTTTGCCCGTCTCCTTACCAGTACGTTTGTCGATCTCCTGGGTGAGCAAATGCGTCAGCCCCCATTCGCCTAACTGCTTTTCGACCTCGGCGCTATTGGGATCTTTTTCGATGAAATCGGCAAGGAGGGTCTGACTGATCTGGCGGAATGAAACGTCCCAGGCTTTATCCAGGGCATGAAAAAGTTTGTAGTTCTGAAAATTGCGGTTCATCCCCTCCTGGATACGGCTTCGGATGCGATTCCAAAGCTGCTTGCGCATGTCGACGTCCATGTCGCCCTGACCGTTGCCCCATAGCAGGGGGTTTCCCGAGAGCCACTTTTGAAGATTCTCTTGGGTTAGCCCGTTCGCTTCCAGGATTTTGAGGGTTACCATGATTAGGAGACGCTTCGTCCCCCGTTGCGCATGCTCTTCTTGAGGTATTTAACCGCGTCCTTCTGGTCCTCGTTTGGCTCTCGGTCCATCGGTCCAATTTTGGTTATGTTGAAGTTCCGATGCAGGGGCATCGGCCGAGGCGCCGGAGCATGACCCATCCCGATTGGATTTTCCTCCTCGGTATCGTTGGCTGGAGAAGCGTGCAGGACAATGCCGCCCTTCTTCATGCCGGAGATGGATGGATGATGCCGCGGTAGCTGAATCCTGGCTAACGGTCGATCGCTCATACGTTTAGCGCCTTATACCCCTTGAAGTTCAAAGAGCGCAACTGTAAAAGAGGACCGTGCCGCTCAATGAAGCTAACCAATGGTACCCTAACCTCTTCGGTAAACAGCTCCAGGTGTTTAATAACCGCTCGCGGGCCCTGCTCGTTTGCGGACCGCGTAAGTCGGGAAAAACCTGGTGCGTGCTTCATAAAATAGTCCGCCATCTTTGGGAAACGCCTAGCGCCCGTGTGGCCATGTTCTCGCGCACGCTCAAGAATTCGAAAGAGGGCGGGACCTGGTCCGACCTTCACACAATCATTCTTCCGGAATGGATCAAAAGCCGAATCGGTATCGGTTACACGACCAAAACCCAGGAGGGCCGGCCGGGACCAAAGGTCGACGGCCAGACCCGAACGCCGTACTTCAAGGTCAGGAACGCCTGGTCGGGAGAGTCCGAGCTCATGCTTTTCTCACTCGATTTTGACGGGGATATCGAGGACAAGCTGAAGGAGCAGCGCTTCTCGATGATTTATTTTTCCGAGCTGTCCAAGTTTCGCGATCGCAAGATTCTCTCGGTAGCCTTGCCTTCCCTCCGCATGCCTCACTTGAAAATGGAGGCCCAGCAATGGATTTCCGATACGAACCCGTCCGAGGAAGGAGATCAGTCGTGGATTTACGAAGTGTTCTATCTCGAGAAGAACATGCGCTATGAGGACTATGCCGAGCGCAAAAAGGAGCAGGGATTCCCGGTAATGCCGGAGTCCGCTTTTCTCAATTTCCAGAAAGGCCTAGGACTCATCGAGATCCGACCCGAGGAAAACCCCTTCCTGGATCCGCGTGAGCTCGAGGAGCTCAAATCGACCTACGCCTACGATGAGGGACTGTACGAGCGCTACGTAAATGGCAAATGGGTCTATGGCGACGGCAACCGTTCAATCCACTTCTCAGGCAAATTTTTCCCAATCAAGCATGTCGTCGGGTCCGCGGAGGCTGACGACTCAGAGAACTGGCAATGCGCCAACCCAAGCCCGCAGTGTTTCGAGCTTATAACCGGCTGGGACTTGGGCGACGTCAACCACGCGTGCGTCATCATCGAGCGCCAGATAATCGCCGGCAAATCGCATTTCATTCTCCTGGACGAGCTCGAGAGTATCGGTGAGGAAGTCGACAACATCACCTTTACCGAGGCCGTAATGGAACAGATCCAGCGCCTCGAGGAAATAGCTGGCCGGACGCTGATGCTCGATCGCTCCTGGTCCGATCGCAGTTCCATCGAGCGCTACAGCGCTACGGGCGGGACGTATCCCTACCTCGAGGTTCACGCCGCTTCGAACGAGCGTATATTCCTCCGCGGGGTTCCCAAGCCACGTGACTCGGTTAAGTCGCGCGTCCAGTTGCTGAAACAACTCCTGGTTCAGGACCGGATCCACATCTCGGCCCATTGCAAGGCGACGATACGGATGTTTCGGCACTTGAAGAAAGGCCAGACGGTTTTGGATTACGTCGTCAGGGACGAAAATAAGCACATCTTCGACGCGCTTACCTACGCCCTGTTCATGGAGATGGCCGAGGAGCTCGAGAGCGGTCCGCCGTCGGTCGGGCGCCGATCGTCCCTGGCCGTCAGTATCGGTAGGTGAGACGTCAGGCGCTCAATCATGCGCCGCTGCTCTGGAGACGTGTCCCGCAAGTAGGATTTCTTCGAGCGCTTCATAAACTTCTTCTGCTTCCCGAAAGCGAACAGGTCGATCCCGCAGCCTTTGGTGAATCGGTCGATCATCCCGACGGGGACCGTCTCCCAGGTTTGGAGCCGAGAGATTTTGACTATCGAATTGCGGGAAAGTTTTCCGCGCTGCGCAATCTCCGCATTGGTCATGAAACGGCGGCCGCGGGACTTTCGCGCAAGCAGACGGCAAAGCCAGGGAGGAAGCCTATCAAGCCGAGACGTTACGCGCATCGTCTTCCCAGGCCTTTCTACCGAACAGTTCCAAAGCCTGGTAGATAATCGTCGCCCGAACCGTGTCGGTACCCAGCCCGAACATGAGCGATTTGAAAATTACACCACTGCCCGTTAAACCATTGCTTGAGCAGCCTTCGATACAGAAGATCATGGAAGACCGCCCCTGGCCAGTAATCACCATAGGGATCGATGTTCAACCCCAGGAGATGGCTGATCGCCTGGGATATCCATGGGTCGCTGGCTCCGTCGGTGTCCGACTCTCCTCCTCGAGGCTCCATCAGGTAGCGCGTAATTGTTCCGTTATCGTCGCGTACCTCTATCTCCTTTTCAGCAACAAGCCCGCAGTTGAGGCCGTCCTTGGTGAGGACCGTCAACTGCGGGCCATGGCGAAAAAGAGCGTTCAACTAATCCAGGAGGTACGTGTCCGGATTCTGGAGAGCCACGTCGACGCGCTTGATCTCGGCGTCCTGCTCTGGGGTAAGCGCTTGCTTGTTTACGATCGCCTGGACGGCTTTGAAAGCGGCAGGCTCTAAGATAGCCAGCAATTTGAAAGCAAGATTGAGGGGTATGGAATACTCCGGCCCGACCAGGGCAACGATCGGAGACACGACGGCTCCGACGGCCGCGATATCGACCGCAATGACGTCGCCAGTGTCAGAAGTCGCCGCTACTGGAGCTGGAGTTGGGGGCGTGCTGCCTCCAGAGGCATCAGGGAACAAGAGGATTTTTTTCATAGATATTCGATTTTACTTTGTGACTGGTGCGAACGTGGAGAAAGCTGGCGCCGCGAGCGCGGGTGTCTTGCCGGTAAACGTGCCGATGAGCGTGGCGAGCTGGGACGTATCGGACGTGATGCTAGCGATCGTCGCCTGGATGGCGGGTTTGGTGGCACTATTCGTCGCGTAGGCATCGACAAAGCCGTCTAGCGCGGCCA